CCATTTCTCTGGGGTAACCCATAGCTTCTAACTCAGCGAAACTATCAGAGCTTAACTCACCAGAGCCAGCAAATTCCTCAGAGAACTTCTGGAAGCTTACAGGCTCTGACTGACCTTGCGGCTCTCCATCCGTATCAGATGGCTCTGCGGCTTCGTCTGTCGTTCCTGAGAGTTTCTTCTCAAGTTCACTGTAGGACTTTGCTAAATCCTCTGGTGAGTTAAACTTTTCTGGCAACCATTCTGGACGTTCAGATTGGTTATCCTCGGCAACAGGTGCTTCCGGGCCAGTTTCGTCTTCTGTGATTGTGATTGTTTCTGCCATGTTCTAGTAATCGATCCGTGTAATTTTTGATACACCTTTAGATACGGCGGGTGCAGCCAGTGGTTTCTTCTCTTCAGGTTTAGCTTCTTCAGCCTTAACCTTCTCCACTGCCTTGCTGTCTTTGGCTTTCAACATAAGAGTTTCCTAATTGTTTCGCTCCTTCTTGAGCTACACCCGGCGCTGCTTGTTGCATCATCTGCATCTGCATGGCCTGTTGTTGCTCTTGGGCGATTTGTTCTTGTGATTTGATAAGACCTTCTGTCTCGATACCGAGTGCAGTGGCCCTACGTTTGATGTAGTCCTGTAGGTTGACGTATTGCTGTAGAACCTCGGGGCCTAGAGCCTGCGTCATGCCTTGAATAAACATATCAAGCTTGCGTAGATCGTGACCACGGCCCAGAGCTTCCATACCAGTAACAATGGTTGGTTTAACTACATTGTCGGGCAGCTTTGGTAGCTTCTTAGCTTTGGTCAGGACATCAATCTTGCGGTTAACATACGGTAGCTGGAATTCCTGTGACAGGATCGAGTAGATACCTGATAGGGTGTCTTCTAGCTCTCCTGCGAGGTATCGAATTTCTTCCGCTGTAACTCGCTCTCCGTTACGTTGAACAGAAGATTGAAGCATAAATTGCTGTGATAGGCGTTCCTCAATTCCTGACATTGCTTGGTAAGCCACACGGAAATCGTTAAACTTATCCATTTGCAGGACTGATACATCGTTTCTATTTCCCTCAATGATTGCTGTATTCTCAGCTTGGGCGATAGTTCGCATACGAGTTGTGCCATTAGGGTTCACCATGAAGAGAACCTTGGCAGCTGCGGCTGCGCCTTCAACGATAGCTTGAGATAAACCTTCGAGAGAACGTAGGTCTCCTAGAAGTTCCTCTACAAAGCCTCGACCATAATCCTCACCATCAATACGGGAGAACCGCAAAGGAAGGAACGGGACTGCATCTTTCTTATATTTACCCTTAGTGCCAGAGATTACTGTCCCTTTGACTTCTTGGTACACATTAAAGAATTCGTTCTTACGCTCGATGTGTGTGTAGACTTCTACAGTCTTCTCATCACCCTCAAGTTTACCTGAGATATTAGCAGCTGTAGCTTTATCTAGGGCGTTAGGTGAAACATGTTCCACTACTACAATCTCTAATACATCCCCACTAGGGGCGCGTGAGACTACATAACTGTCTAAATGAATTACACGGGTCTTTTCAGCTCCTACATGGAGTAAGACATTCCCGCCTACGATCAAATGTTTTAACGCTTCGTGCATCGCAACTCGATCACCCGATGTTTCAATCTCAGACATTACCGCCCGTTCATACTCACCCAACTGTTGCTCGATAGATGTCCGAGCGGCTTCATCCTGTGCCATCTCTTTCAGAGTGTACGGCTCAACCATGAAGCGGAAGAATGGGGAGTTAGGAGGCATGAGAGCTATAGAAAGTTTAGATGCTAGGTTATTCACGCCTCGCGCACCGATGCCTTGGAAAGGAGTATACAAGTCACTCGTTTCGTTGTGGACATCTGGTGGAATTAAGGAGGGAATAGTTAGCTCAGAACAATCTCTAGCTCGGTCTAAATAAGATTGACGGGTCTGTTCGAGTTGGTGATACCGCGCTTCTGCGGTTCCCATGCTCATGTGTTACTCACTAATCTGAAGACCAGTACCAGTACCCATATTCTTAATGGTTGGGTCCAAGTCTACTTTAAGTTGCGATGTGCCACTTGCAGCATTTGCCGCTGCACCTAGTTCGGCTGCATTACCACTCTCTGGTGAACTTGGGTCATACATATTGGTCATGACTGGGTTCGGTGCAGCGCCAGCTGCGGGTGGTGGGGCCGGGGCCGGTGCGGGTGGGGGTGTTGGTGTTCCGCCAAAGCACATAATTATTCTCCTAGTTTTGAAGCTTCTTGTTCTTCGTAAATTGTTTGTATGAAGTCTACGACTGAACGCTGACCACCTCGCCACATGAGGATATCATGCTGTTCAAGATATTGTGGTGCTTGAACAGGGAAACGGGAATTGAGTTCATCTAGTAGTTCTTTAGATATATAAGGAAACATTAGTTTAATCCTCTAAGGTGCAACCTAATCGAAGGCTTTGGTCCACATGGCACAAATGCCGGAGCGAACCACATCTTCATGAGTGAAGTTACAGTGTGCTGCGGGGATGTTGTGTTTATACATAAGGTCGATAGCAGTCTTTAGACCGCTAGCTCCCTGAAGGTCATGCTGGGAAATATCCCCATTCACGATGACCTTGCTGTCCTCACCGATGCGGGTCAGGAACATCTTCATTTCATGTGGTGTTAAGTTCTGTGCTTCATCAAGGATGACGAAAGCATTGTTGAAAGATCGGCCACGCATAACCTCGAATGGGACAATCTCAATGTCGTTCCGTTTTCGAGCTACTTCAAACCTACCCTTACCAAGTCGAGCCTCTAAGACCTCAGTGAGCGGAATAACCCAAGGAGCAATCTTCTCCTCGATGGTCCCTGCAAAGAAGCCTAGAGATTTACCTGCCGGGATATTGGGTCTGGTCAGGATGATCTTATGTATCTTATGGGCGTTAAACATATCCGCAGCTATTGCAGCTGCTATGTAGGTCTTGCCTGTACCTGCCGGTCCTGTGACGAATGTCTGTGGGAACCGAGCAATACAGTCCATGTAGTTTTGTTGGGCAGGGTTCATTGCAAGAAGAGGCTGCACACGGGGACCGCGCACAACCTCGACTTCCTCCTGCTTACGTTTGTAAGTGGATTTCTTTCGCATTATTTTACCTTAACGGATGGGGCATGCCCCTGTTGCACATTCATCGTCAGTCAACTCATCGAAGGAGTTGGCATTCTCGATGTCTACTTCTGCAAGCTTTGAGACATACTCATCGTAAGTCTCTTTAGTTACGACCTCTTGCGGCAGGTAGGCATAGCCTAAGTCCGCTGCGGTCTTTGTTGGGTCGTTACGGTAGATGAAGGATACACCCACATAACTATCCCAGTTGGTTAAGATCCACTCGATGATTGAGGGGATTTCTGTTGGGTCATAGCTGATAGTGACAGAACAGTTATGGTCTACATAGTTGTCCATCATAAGCTTGTAGCGGTCTAGCTGTTCTACAGCTGTCTCTAGGTTTACAAACTTACCATCAACCTCTTCGAACTCGACATCATCGTAGGCAACCGGGAAGGTAACCAACACGCTGTCAGGTTCGAATGGTTTCTCAATTACAGTGTAACCAGCTGCGGTCATGATCGGTACGATTGGATCATGCTTAGAGAAGGTGACATTGTTAAAGAGATACTTACCGAGAGGCTTATGTACCCCCTCTGTAGTGGACATGATTTTACTCAGGGTTCCACTTGGCTTGACTGTGCTAACTAGCTTGGGTCGAGGTAGACCTAGTTCATCAGCAATAGCATTGGCGCCATTTCGTGCAGAAGCGCGTAGCTGTTGCAACATCGATGGGATGTTCTTGTGCTTGTTGTGGTCTAAGAACTTCACAATACCTGTAGCACCTACACCGCATAGGCGTAGGAACTCATTCAACTCGTGCCATGAACGCTGCAAGATACCATCATCCAAGTTCACACAAGTCTGCCGGTAGTTTGCACGGGCTGCTAGGTATACAGCCTTGTTCAATCCTTGGAAGTCGTTGAGGTATTTACCCCAATCGATTTCTACTAGGTTGCAGAAACTCTTGTTTCCTAACAAGATTTCCGCGCACGGGTTAACTCCCTTGAAGTGTGGAGCACGTTTCTTAGCTGCTTCTGCGTTGATGAACCCCGGCTCAGAACCACCAGCCTCGACCATACGGTCAAAGATGTAGGACAACTCCCACTTGGTGGGCTTGTTCCAGAACATCAGGCTGTTGTTGGATTGCTGCCGGTGAGCATTGTCATGCAGCCAGAAGTCTTTCTTAGCTGAGATGAACTCATCGACCTCTGTATCAGTCACAGGCATCACAGCAATCTCTGCCGACCGGCGAGAGGATAGTGTAGTGCCCATGTGGTTCAGGACATCTAGGATATCCATACGGGTCAGTAGCTGTCCTGCACGTTTATTCATGATGTCACAGATGCGGCCCAGCGCGATGTGAAGTGTATCGTCACCGGAGCTGATCCAGCCGTAACCCTTGAGGCGTGTACCCGCTGGTCTGATTTCTGTGTAGTCCAAGATGATCTTGTCTACAGGTTCCTTCAGAGCCATCAGTTTGCCGAGAGCCTTGGCCCAAGCTTTTGCGCTATCACCGATAGACAGCTTGTAGATACGCTTGTCACCGATAGTCCGCGTCTCAGCTACGTTGCCTTCGCGGCCCTTGGTTGTACGGATGGACCGAAATGTTTCAATCTCAGTCTCCTTAGCGAAGCCGTTAAGTGTTCCAACTACAGGCTCGAAGCCTACGCCACATCCCTGTAGCAGAAGCCAGAAGGCATCTACCACATCATGGACTGTCTCGATCTTACCGAAACTACAGTTGAACTGTGAGGCCTCATGCTTCTTCGCGACATCTGTACCACCCAGCCAGAGTGTGCGGCCAGAGGTCAGAGCTTTTCGAGCAAGCATTAGTTCACGGAACTCATTCAGTTCACCAAGTTCACCTTGGTTAAGTTTATCAGCCTTGGCTCGTTCCCATAACCATTGCTGGTGGCCGATCACTCGGTCCACTGTAGCCTCCCAAGTCTCGAAGACTGTGCCTTCATCATTGAGGGGCCGGTTGTATGTTCTGCGTGTTACCACACTTGCTCGAATGTCACTCATCTATTGTCACCGCTTCCTTGTAGCGTCCCGCGTTCCATACGAGAGGCCAACTTATCTAAATTATTTTGTGCTAATACTGAGAGGGATAGATTGTGCTGCCGAGCGAGTTCACTGACGAACCACAGGACATCTCCTAGTTCATCCATCACAGCTGCATGTGGGTATGCGTTATCTTTTCGATACCACTTGGCAATCTTACCAGTCAGCTCCCCGACCTCTGAGGTGAGGCCGAGGGTTAAATATTCCAAAGCTTTTTCTTGTGGATATATTGCGGTTGTCGCAGCTAGCCTTTGGTACTTGTCCATGTTGAAGTTCATTTGTCTATCGTCCTGACATAGTAGGCACCCTCACTGCATTGCTGGGCAGCGATAATGTCTTTGAATTGTTGAGGGGTAATCATCAGCACCATGAACTCATCAGTGAACTCATCGTATTGCCGTAGGAATACAAAGCGTTCATCTTGGATGACCTGTAAATCTTCGAGGTCACCCTGTTCGTCTAGTGATGTGATGATGGTGGCGTCATCTTCAAACTCCACCGTGTACATCAGATGCGTCCGATGTAACCTTTGAGGTGATTGTATCCACCTATCAGTTCACCATCAGGTCTGAAGATTTGTGGGACTGTGGTAAGCTTTGCTAGAGCCATTAGTGTTTTGAGGCATGGATCGTCTTCGATGTAAATAACATCATAGTCCAAGTCCTCTGCCTCTAACAGGTTCGCAGCTTCCTTACAGAACTTGCAGGTCTTGGTGGATATCACATGAAACTTACTCATAAGATACTATCCCCCCGTAGCTGGTTGATACGCATCTGGGCGTACCTCATTACCTTTTTAAGATCGGTGACCTCACTCTCTACAGGGTCCATGCCATCATAGATTTTACTACCGGCTCTGAGAGAATACTTGATGATGTTACCCGTGTGGAAAGGTAACGAGTTACGCATGATGAACTCGATGGGTTCTATGTCGAACTGTGTGTAGTGCGCTGGGCGATCTACTATGTCGGGGGTGTCCATAGGATTACCTTTCCTGTGCTGAAGTCAAAGTCAGACGCACGGCAGATACGAGCAACCCGTGCCTGTGTTAGTGCAACTTCTTCTGAGAGTTTCTTTTTGGAGTAGGCGTTAACCACAGCTGCCCACATCTCCATCGATGTCTGGCAACCGTCCAAAATTTTTTCTGCTGTTTTCTCACCGCAGCCAGCCAGACCTGCATACCCATCCACTGGGTCACCTGTCAGGGTCTGCTTCATATGTAGGTAGTCTGCATCAAACTCAGAGATAATGCGGACTTCCTCATCCTTAGCAGGATTGAACAGCTTACCGGGGATAGTGGCGAGGTCTTTGTCCTCGGACACAATCACACAGTCAGGCTCGTTGGTGGAGGTGATGCCTAGGAGGTCATCTGCTTCCATACCCTCAACCATAACAGCTGACATCTCACTCAACAGGTACTGACGCAGTGCGTTCAGTGTCATTGGTTTGCGTGTCTCTTTGCGATTGGATTTGTAGCTGGGCAAAATATCTTTGCGCCAGTTCTTAGGATCAGTGATGAACATGTGGAATTCACCGTCACCCAATGCTGTCGTGATACGATGTAGATACTTATGTATATACTCGATACCTTCAGCCTCGTAGGCATGCATAGTCCAGAAACCGTCACCCCAGTTGATTGGAGTTTCGGTAACTGTCGCAGCTTTGAAGGCAACGATATCAGCATCTATTAGATACTTCGTCATTGCATCTTCCCCCCATCGAAGGAGAACAGATCAGCGCCACCATCTTCAGGGTCTTTAAAAGACATGATGGACAGACAGATGAGTGCAGCATCGTGAACCATGTTCTGCATCTCTTGGTCTTCTAGGTTCGGGTGGACCTCGGCTAACCGGGCGACACATTGAGCCATGTTCGATATTACTGCTAAGCTTACTTCATCATTCATTGGTCAGCGCCTCCCAGCTTGCTGGATATAAAGATGCCATCTGTTCACCGAGTAGCTCGGCAAAGTCTCTGGTCTCTTTCTGTGTGTCAGGTTTGATCCGCAGGTTATAAACGCGAGACCAGAACAGTAGGCTCCCGGTCCACACCCACTCAGTGATGGCACCCTGCGGAAGGATAGCCCGTGCCTGTTCAGCACAAATGCCCAGAGCCACCATCTTATTGTAGGTAGCAATCGCATCGATGCAGATGTCGTGATATTCTTCGAGGAACTCCTCGGACCTACGGTGTGGGTCAGGGGATGAGCCTTGCTTTACGTCAGCCGCAGACGCCCGAAAGAAGTTGGGCTTCCAGTAGGACGGTGAGGTCTTGATGTACCTGCGGCTCTCTTCATTCCATGTGCCACCCACTTGGTGCTTTGCCAGTTGTCGGCTCACAAAGATTGGTGCGGAACACCTGAAGGTAGCTTGAGGATGTGAGAAGGGATGCAGGTGTTTCTCTCTAGCGAGAAAATTAATGAGGCTCTGGTTTCGACCAGCACCATAGTTGTCAGCTTGCTTGGAGAATGAAACACGGGCTGCATCCACAACAAGATCGTCTGAGCCGTGATGGCCCATGTATGAAACGTCTAGCATTAGTAATCCTTAACGGTTAGATTTTGATAAACTTTGGGATGTTGAATGTGTGAACTTCACGATGACAGTTGGCACATAGGAGGTGACACTTGTCCGCCTCCTCTAGCAGGCTACTCCAAGATCGTTGGAAGTTTGCCTGAGACATACCAAACTTCTTTTGCATCCCATCGTGATGATGGAAGTCAAAAACATTTGGATGGTATTCCTCACCACACCTTTCACATGAGCCGCCCTTGTACTCAACCAAGTCTCGCTTGCGCTGTTGTACAAAGGCTCTCATCTTTATTGAGTGTGGTCGCTCAGTGCGTGTCTGCCCAATGGTCACCGACTTTGTATTCGCCGGTGATTGGACATCTGAAGTTAAAGTGTTCTCCGGCAAGCTGAAAAGATTTAACTGCTTCTGATCCGATGTCATCAGCAATCTCCTTTCGAGCTATGAGTTGAACTTCGTCATGAACGTGTGCTACCTGCGCCCAATCCTCACCCCACTTGTACCCTTTATCGGTTAGATTTTGGTACAAGAAGACTGTGGCTTGCTTTGCAAGTATGGCCCCAGCACTCTGTAAGAGAGTGTTGAGTGCAGCATGTTCACTGCGGACCTGTAAGACCCTACCGTCTAACCCACGCAGATGACCGTTCTTCTTAACGGCAGCTGCAATAGCTAGGCGTAGTTCCTTGATGGCGGGGGTAGCTTTCATGAACTTAGTGATAAGCCGTTTACCTTCCTTCTCGGAGCCACCTACGATGGACCCGATCTTGGCTGGACCTGCCCCATAAAGGAATCCATAAATGAAGACCTTCGAACTGGAACGCGAAGGTAAACCTGCAGCTGCCTGATTAACGGAATGGATATCCCCGTTGACCACAACATCTGCATAGGCACCGTCATCGAACCTAGCCATCATGTGGGCTAGGCATCTGAGTTCGAGGCCAGAAAGATCGGCACCCACAAGCGAGTAACCAGCCGGTGCATGGAATAACGATCTGCACTCAGTTCCGTAGGGCGCATTGATACTGGGCGTTTGACTGACGTTTGGCCTGTTGTGTGTACAGCGCCCAGTGGCGGCACCATTGGTATTAACTTGTCCATGTATCTTTCCGTTCTTTACCATCTTGAGCCAAGCATTCTGACCGACAGCTAGCTGACCGATCCGTTTGTTGAGCATCAAGTATTCGTCAAGTAGTTTAGCTTCAGGGTATTCAAGTTCTGCCAATACTGCTTCGTCTACTTTTGGTTTGCCTTGTTCTGTGAATGCCACGGGGGTCCAGCCCCGCAGCTTTTGCAATCTGTCTGCGATGTGGTCACGGCTAGCAGGGTTGAACACAATCTCTTTGACCTTATAGGTCTTCACACCTTTGACGTAACCTCGGGCCTTGTTGTTGACCTTTGGTACGAATGGCTCTCGGACTTCCCAAGGCTCGAAGGCTGACTGTAGTTCAGCTTCAAGTTCAGCTTGGCGACCCTGCAACTTAGCGAGAAGCTTGTGTGCCTCTGCCTCGTTGAAGTGAAAGCCTTGGCGCTCTTGCTTTCGGATGACATGAGCGAAGTCATGCTCGAGTTTAACCGACTGTGCGCTGGGCTTCTTTGACATGATGAAGTTGTAGAATGTTAGGTTGGCTCTACAGTCTTGGATGCAATAAGTTTGCATAGCTTCAGACCACTCGGCCCATCCACCATCATACTCATCCTTGTGGTTACCCAGCCTCAAGCCCCATGCCTTCAAACCATGAGACCCTATCAGCTGCCGAGGGAACTCAGCGCCTTGAGGTTTCTTGATGTAACTGAAGTCGTTGTTCTTGAGGTCAGGCCACACAAGCCGGGACATAATCAACGTATCATGTATCTCCCCGGTGTACGCAAAACCGTACAGCTTTTCCAAAGCAGGGAAGTCGAAGCCTTGGATGTTGTGGCCTGCTAGTAACTCTGCGTTCTCAAGATATGTGAGACCATCTGCGATGGATACATAACCTTCTTGATCTGCACAGCTTAGGACTTCTTCAGTGTCCATGTCGATGAGGACTAACGAATGACATACATCAAGTTCGTCTAGCAGTCCGTTGGTTTCGATATCAAATAGAATACGTTTCATGCTGTCCCTTTCGACTAGCTTGTTAAAAGTCTGATGACCCATCGTCACCTTCGAACACTTCAGGGTCTTGAACCTCGAGCATTCTGCCGGTGTCTGCGTTGTAGTGAAGGTAGCAACCCACACCCGTTAAACCTGAGTGACGGTTTTTTAATACTCGCATGGTTGCTACGTTAGGGTTGTCGCCCTGTTGGTTACGCTCAACCCCGATGCACATATCGGATAACTGAGCGATAGCCGCTGAACCCCGAAGGGAATTAAGCGAAGTCTGTAGGCCTTCTTCCCATCCCTTGTCACCCGATGGGCGGCGAAGGTGGGACACAAGGATCATGCCGATGCCGGTTTCCTCGACCAAAGAACGAAGCGATGTCATTATTCGGTCGATGGATTTACGCTCGTCTACCGAGTCATCAATACCTGAAACAACAATGCTGAGATGATCGAGGACAATCCAGCCAACGCCACAGCTCTTTGCAAGGAATTTGATTTTACTGAGGAGGCTGTCGTGAGCAAGCGAACCGAAATGATCGTAGAGATAAACACGGTTGCTACCAACGGTGTCATCGTAAGCAGACTTGAGAGTATCATGCGTTACTCCTTCTCTTGAAAGGTGAAGGGGCTTGTCGATTGCCAAACCCATAAGCCCCAGAGCCGTGCGCTTCACGTTCTCTTCGAGGGCTATGTAGCCAATGGTCTCGCCTTGTTTGATTAGGTGGTATGCAATTTCTCTGCACACCTGAGACTTACCAACACCACTACCTGCGGTGATGGTCACTAGCTCACCCCTCCGCATACCTCTGGTCTTCTCGTTGAGGCCTGCGAAGGGATAGGGGATTGAGGGTACTTCCTCATCGTGGGCTATGCTGTCCCACAGGTCTATGCCGTTGATGATACCATCAGGGCGGTAGACCTTAGCAGCCCACATAGCATCGATCAGCTCCTTGTTCTTACCCTTGACCAGCATGTCATTGGGGTCTTTCTCAGGGAGCCTAGCGATGTGGGCTTTGCCGGGAGTGAGGAGTTGGGCAACCTCGAGGGCCGCTGCATCCCCAGCCTTATCGTTGTCGAACATGATGATGACACGCTCGAAGCTTTCTACAAACTCTAGCTGTTCCATCACACATCGTTTGGCTGACTGAGCGCCTGACTTAACAGAGCAAGTTGCAAATTTATTACCTTGCGCTTGAGACATCGAGAGGCAGTCAATCTCACCCTCTGTCAGGACCAACATACGACCACCCTCTTTCCAGAGGTGCTGACCGTAGAGGCCAGCTGCCTTAGCATCCCCAAGAAACTTGAAGGTCTTGTCTGCGAAGCGAACCTTCTGGGCCACCACAGTACCTTCAGTATTGCGGTAGTTTGCAATCTGTACTGGTTGGCCTTGGTATTCACCGATGGTGTACCCGAATTTCTTGCAGGTATCTTCAGTAAGCTTCCGCTTTGGTAGTGACTGCGCCTGACCGAATGGCAGTAAGCCTGCCTTTGGTTTGGACTGTACGAATTCTGTCTGCATACCTTCGACCTTCTTATAAGATTGACAAGAGAAGCAGTAAGAACCGCCATCGCTGTAGACCGCCCGAGCATCGGACGATCCGCATTCGCAAGATGTGTGGTGAAGTAGTGTGCTATCCGAGTTTGTATTCTGCATACTTGGCTCCATTCGGTGCGCGTTTCATGAGGGTTTTGATAGCCAACCCCTGTTCACGCAGACGTTGGATACACACAGCCAAGCGCCAGACGCCGTAGTTGCTCTGGGCTTCCAGCGGTGAGATGGAACCGTATTTTTTCAGGTGGTTTTTTACAGTAATTGTTTGTGACATATGTCAGCTCCTAGTTGTCAGGATTTTTTGGTGGGAACATGCCGTACCAAAGGACGATCAAAGCCTCCAAAGGCCAGACCAGTGAGCCAATGATCCACGGGATCAGTGGGGTCTCATCACTTTCTTCAGCGATGATGTCGGCCATCAGGACACAGCCGAGTAAGTAGAGAATGATTGCCATCCTCACTCCTTTAGAAAAAGAAAAGGCCCACCCGAGGGTGAGCCAGTTGAGGGAGAAACTATTAGTGCAACCTAATCGATCACTGAGATGACATTATCTGTTTCGTACCAATGACCAGCATCGAAGTTCGGGCAGGTCTTCATCTTGTCGAAGTCAGTATGACCGGCGACTTTAGCGATTGGGAACTGCTCTTCCTTCCACTCATCGATCAGCTTACGCAGTGAGGCGTATTGCTCATCTGTGTAGTTAACCTCTGGTCCATGTTTGGATTTAGTCATACCGCCGATCAGGCAGATGCCTCGAGATTTACTGTTCATACCTCGGACATGAGCGCCGGTGCGGTGAAGTGGGCGACCCTCTTCGACTGTACCATCGCGCTTGATGACTGCATGGTAGCCGATCATCAACCACCCTTTCTCGCGATGCCATCGATCAATGTCAGATGCTCCGATGTCCATTTGCGGTGGGGTGTAACTGCAGTGCACAATGATGTGCGTGATATTATTATTCATCTAACCACTCCTGTGGAACGGTCTTGTCAGCGTACAAGAAGTCATGCTTCTCACACCACATGCCGTAGGTTGTTTTGGATTGCTTGGAAATTTTTTGCCGCGAATTGGAGAACACGAAACGGATGTCCAACTCTGGGTGTTGCTGCTTTACTAGGATCATTTGCTGTCTATTGGCGGTTATGAACCGGCCTTTACTTTCGACCACAATTGTATTGCCCGAAGCAGTCTTGATCCAGAAATCAGGGGTGTATCTCGCCTTACGTTCAGGCACGATCCAGTTGATTACTCGGGTCTCGTATTCGTATTCGACACCCTTAGAACGAAGATCGGCGGCAAGGGTTTCTTCTAACCCTGACCGCCAACCATGTTTTAAAGCATTTGCCCTGACAGAACTACCAAGCTTGCGCTTAGAAGTCTGCTTCATCTGCAACAGCACCAGCTGCGCTATCGAAGGTGTCGGAAACGAACCCGTCTTCCTTGTCAAACATGGACACTGCGTCAGCACCGCCGCCCATAGCTGCAAGTTGGATTACCTGCACGGCGCTGGGCCGCAGAGAGACACCTACTGTTTTGCTTGAAGGCATGGCGTATGGGAATACAGTACCGGCGACACGGATCGTGGAACCGCCGGTGACGTTAGCGTTTGTAGGCTGCTTGTTGCTGTCATACAGCGCAACCTTCATCTCCATAGTGTCGCCACGTTTTGTTGTGATACGAGCCTTCTGCTTGAACTTGAAGATGTTGAAGCCAGTCAGATTACCTTGGTCATCTACCTCTTCCTCATATACATCAGCGGAATTGTAGCGCGCAATCTTTGGGTCAGCCTTGGCTTGCTCCGCTTTGTATTTATCGCGGATACCTTCGAGTTTAGCGATCAGGTCTTGGCTCTCTTCTACCCCAAGCCGCAGCTTGACTGTGTACTCACCGTCCACGTTGAACTTGGTGTCTGGTGTATTGAGCTTGGGCCATACTGCGATGCCCTTTGGTGTAACATAATCAGTCATAGATTATCCTTTAGTTTGTTGGTATTTTTGGACATCAATACCCGCTTCCAGTAGTCGGGCCTGAACATCGACAGGAACGGGGACGCCGCTCCGGTGAAAGTATTCAGCGATATTGATGAGTGTTCTTGCATCCATTGGTTTACCTTTCGGTTCTGCTAGAGCTTAGGTGCAACCTAACTCATTTCAGTTAGATTATGAGAAGAAGAATTCTGAATGGAGAACATCCCGAATGTCTAAATCTCCTCGAGGTGGTAGGGCAGGTAACTCTCGCCCCAGCATGCGTTCGCACTCTTCCTTCAGGCGCTGCAGTGGACCCTCATCCTCATAAATCCAGACGAATGCTTCACGGGTGCATGCACCGAGCATTTCAATGTCCGATGCGTGGCAGCTGAAGCTATCGTGGATCATACCGAAATGGGTTACCCCATTGTCGGCGGCAAGATTGACAGTCATCCTAAGATGGGCGCTGTCCCATGAGTGTACAACATTCGGACTAACACCGGCACCTTGGCGGCGGCGGTCTAGCTTATTGTTGTTGGCCTCTTGAAGAGTGAGATAGACCAGCTTGTCACCAAACTTAGTCTTGAGCCTACGCTTAGTCATGTCTGGGTAGGACTGCATCACAGGCAGGCCATCAGTAGTAGTCCAGACGATTGGTAGGTTCTCTTTGGCTAGCTCTCTGGCGGCATCCTGCATCCAATCCATAGCAGTCTGGGCTGCAACCACAGTCTCATTGATCGATGCCCAAACATGCTGTGCAAGATACACAGAGGCAGGAAACTCTAGCTCA